TCATGCACGCTGCGCGAAGAAGCGTTGGCGGGGACGATGGGTTTCAGGGTGAAAATCGAGACGCCGTTTTTGCGGATGTCGATCTGGAACGGGTTCGTCGAGTCGGCCGACTTCACGCGGATGCGGCACGTATTCGGTGCAAACGCCACCGGCGGAATCACCGGGTCCGACACATCGAGCGCGACGGTGGGGTCTTGGATGTCCCACCCGATGATGTTCTGGAAGGGGCCGTTATTGTTGTTAATGATGGTCGTGACATCCGAGAGCTTTTTCGCCAGGCGCTCGAAGAAAATGATCCAGGTGCGGGTGAGGTGTTTCGAAATCCCTCCGCCCGAGTTCTGGTCCTCGATGAACATCGGGGTTTCGATCGGGACCGAGGGAATGGTGGTTTTGCCAGCACCGGCTTTTGTGCCCGCTGCCATTACGCACCCCCTGCGAGCCAATCGAGATAGGCATTGATCAGCGAGATTTTGGTGTTGCCGGTGACGGTCACGCGGAAAACGCGATCGCGCCCCGAGCCGAGGCGGTTGAAGATCGCGCGCGCTTGCGGCCGGAAGTTCGGATTCGAACCGCTGTCGAGCTGGGGGACGGTTACCGTCATCGCGTTCGAGAAGGTGTGCCCGTTATCTTTCGACCAGTCGAGCTTTACGGTGAGCGCGGCGCCGCCGGTTTCGAGATCGAGCTGCAACCGGTGGAAGAACTGGCGCAAGCCGGCTTCTGAGAGATGCGGGAAGGTCCGGACGCAGTAAATCGTCTGGCCGTTGTCCTGGTACGTCGCCGTCGAAAGCGGATAGATCGCACCCGACGAGTGATCCCCGACATAGTGCACTCCGGCCGCATTCGCCCAGCTCACGAAAGCATGGCCGCGCGCGGGGTGACGGTGGAAAGTGACGCCATCGGTTGAGTAGGTCCACTCGTGCCAGAGCGGTTTGCCGAACTGATTCGACGCGGTGATGTCATAAACCCAGGTCGCATCGGCAGTCGCAAAGCTGAGCACCCAGAACTCATGGCCGTCGAGTTCCAACATGAAACTCTCGGCATCCTGCACGGTCGAATAGCCGGACCAGACTTGCTCCACCGCGTGCGTCGAAACCCTCTGCGGTTGGTAGCCTTGCCCGCGATAAGCGACGATCCCGCCTTCGAGGTCGGTCCCCAACCAGATGGGGCCCTGCCGGGTCGAGTTGGCCGCGCGGATCGACGCCAGGCCGATCGGGATGAATGCCCCGGGATCGCGCTGCATGGGCGCGCCTTCGGCCGGCGGGTTGTCGAGCGATCGCCAGATTTCAGATGACGATTCGCCCAAGATCCAGAGGTCCTCGTGATCGGCCAGAATGGCGCCGATGTTATCCGGGTAGCCTTCCTTGATCCCGAAATCGAGCGGATCCCAGGTCTTGCCGTCGAACACGCCGGAGAAGTCGATTTCCTTCGAGTCGGGCTTGGCCACGATGAAATAGCTGTCGAGGAACGTGCCCGTTTGCGCGGTCACTCCGAGCCCCGCCACACTCCAAGCCGAGCCGGCTTGGGCGCCGGCACTGCCGGTGAGCGTGAGGTGGGTCTGATCCTGGACCGAGGCCACCGTGTAGGAGGCGCCGTTGATCACGATGGTTTGCCCCACCAGGTCCTGTGTGAAGAGCGGGCCACTGTCCCAGGTCACGGCCGTGCCCGTCACATCTGCGGTTCCACCAACGGCAAAGACCGTATAAGCGACGGCGGTTTGGGTGCCCGCGCTCGACGTGAGCACCAGGTGCTGGTTGTCGGTGACGGAGGCGACGGTGTAGCCAACCCCGTTGATGATGATTTGCTGGCCTGCCATCGCGGCCGTGAAATTGTCGCCTTCGTCCCAGGTAACGGCCGTGCCGCTCGTATCCACCACGCCATGGGCGGAAATGAAGAGCGGCTGCGCGACCGTGATTCCATCCGCCAAATAGAACTTGCCGGCCGAGACGATGCCCAACTGGTTGCCGTTCGGAATCATCTGGACGGGCGAATGCGCGGCGTCGTCGCCGACGTCGCCCAAGAGGCTGGAGGTTCCACCCGAAAAGACTTCGTAGAGTTTGGAGCCCGCCACGGCGAAGAGCCGGCCGCCGGTGGTAAGTGGGGCCCCGCCGGCGAACAACCCCCGGATTGGCGAGGTGGGAAGAGTGATGAAGGGCGCGCCGATCCCCGGCCGGGCCCGGAGCATCCCGACAGACTTGGTTTCGCCGTCCGCTTCGATCGCTTCCGGGAAAAGGTTTTGCGATCGCTGGCAGGCAGCATTCACGCTCGCCGCGAGGTAACTCCCGCCGATGAATCCCGGAAATCGCTTCATAGCGGGCCTACTCCGTCAGTCCGGTGAAGCGGTTGTAGTTGCCGCCGAGGCCGTTGCCGCGCCGCGTCTTGAGCGCGGGGTCTCCGTGCAAGAGCAGCTTGGGTGAGTTCTTACTCTCGATGAGGGCCTTCGCCTGGGTGGCCAGCATCGTCAGTTCGGGCGTGGGGCGTTTCCCGAATTCAAGCGCCAGGCGGACGGCCAGGTTCAGGACGATCGCATCTTCGTAGCCCGGGGGCAGGATGATGTTGTCGGTAAGGGCCGCATAGGTCGAGAGCTGCTGCCAGGTGTAAAGCTCGATCGTATAGGCCGCATCCGGAATCGGGTAAAAGTACAGCGTCGAGAGCGGGTCATTGCCGTCGTTGTACAGCTCGGCCGGGAAGGTATAGACCTCCTGGAGCCGTTTCGCTGCCCATTGCTCATCGGTCATCAGGACGAGCGGCCGCCGGATGACAGGCGACTGCGAGAACTGCAAATTAGCGCTGACGATCTGGGTGGGGCGCGGCGCGTTGAAGTCGGCCGTGAGGATGTGGGCCGGGTCGATCCCGATGGTGTAACTCTGCTTCTGGTTCGTGAGCGTGTAGGTGTCGAAGCGAACCGTGAAGGCGTTCAGGCGATCCGCACACCAGGCGTCGAGCATCCGGCGCAACTCTTCGAAGGAGTCGGTGAGTTCGTCGGTATTCGGGATCTGCCCCTGTGCCAGCACGTTCGATTTGCGGAGCGCGGCACGGATGGCATTCTGAACCGTGATCACGCAGCCACCTTCACGGGCGCGACGGGTGGAGGCGGAGGCGGATAGAGCAGCTTGTTTTTGTTCTGGAGGGTTGCCTTGGCGAGTTCGGCATTCGCCATCAGTTCTTTCGTCACCGGCTTATTGAAGGCTGGAGCGAGGATCAGAGCGAGCGCGCAAGTGATCGCCCATTCGTAACCGTCAGGCAGGCTGAACGTGTCAGAGAGCGCCGTCACGTTCGGGATGGGAAGCCAAGTGAAAAGCTCGAGCGAAGAATTGGAGGCCGCGGGAATCGGGTAGAGGTACAGATTGGAGTTCGGGTAGGCGTAATCGTCGTACAGCACCTTGGGCAGGGCGCTCGTGTCCGACTGCATCCCGAGTGCGTTCCATTCGTCGGCGGTCACGAGCTTGAGCGCGCCGCGGATCGCAACCGCGTCGCCAATAACGATGGCGGCCGCCTCGATGCGCACCGGGCGAGCGGCGGTGAACGTCGCGCCCGAGGGTCCGATGGTGTAGCTCTGGGTGCCCGCGGTCAGTGAGAACGTGGACTTTGCAATCTCGTAAATGTAGAGGCCGTCATTCTCCCAGCTCGAAAGCATCGCCTGGAGAAAGGGCAAAGAGGCCGCGGATTCGGAAGCGCCCGACGTCCGGCCAGGTCCCAGCCGTCCAATCTGGATTAGCGCGCGATCGATGATGTTCTGAACCGTGCTCATGCTATGCGGCCTTCTTCAGATCGGCGCCAGGCGCCGCGGGATGCTGGGGCAGGGGATCGCCCGGCATGGTGTTATCGCCGAAGATCGCCTTGTTCGTCGAGATGATTACGCCCTTCGACTGGAGCGCGAGCGCCATCATGCCTTGCGCCAGGTCGAGCCGTCCGAACTGAGTCGCGAGATCGACGGCCAGGTTCATGGTCAGTCCGCGCGCGTAGCCTGGCGGCAGGTCGATCGATGTCGAGAGAGTGGCAAAGACCGAAAGCGGCGCGAACGTGATCAGAGTCAGTGAGGCCGTCGCCGCGGGCCACACGTAAACGTTGCTCGTGGGATAGGCATAGTCGCAGTACATCTTGGTCGCGTAAGTGCCCGATCGCGACTCGTCGATGATTTGCGCCCACTGTTCGGCGGAACAAACTTCAACGGGGGAACTGATATTGCCGGAACTGCAATAGGCCGCTTTGATTTTGAGCGGCCGGGCCGTGGTAAAAGGTCCGGCTCCCCCGGTGGCCACGGTGACTTTTTGCTCGACGGGAACAATGATTTGCTCGACCGACCAGGAGTCGATGAGTTTATTCAGGACGATCAGGCCGTCGTTACTTTCGTCCGTTGAGGGCGATTCGCCCGAGGCCAGAATCCCGAGTTCTTTCATGGCGTCGGTGATGAGCTGCTGCCCGGTGTAAGAACTCACTGGTTCGCCTGGCCTTTCTCGATGTCAGTCATGGTAAGCGGCTGCTGCGCACTCACTCCGATCGGAGCCATGGGTTGGCCGAGGGATACGCCATTGATCGCGGCGAGCGCCTGTTTGGCCTCGTGGGCCTTCGCTACCACCGCCTGGTCCAAGTGCGCGCCCGCGAATTCGGAGGCCATGTTCACCGCGAGGTTGAAACTGAAGGCATCCTCGTAGCCTGGCGGGAAACTCACGGTATCCGAGATCGCGGAGAAAGCCGCGAGCGGCTTCACGCTCCACAGGTCGAGCGATCCGGCGGCCGGCGCCGGCCACAGGAAAATGGTTGCGAGCGGAAATTGGTAATCACACGCGAGCCAGTCGGCAAAGGCGCCGGTCACTCCGCGATCGATGATGGTCGCGAATTTCTCGGCACTCACGATCTGGCAGGGCATGGAGACGGAGCCAGTGACCACGGCCGCCGCGCGGATTTTCTCCGGCCGCGACGTGTTGAAAGTTCCGGTCGAGCCGATCGTGTAAGAGGCCGCACCGGTAAGTGAGAACGTCTCTTTCTTGATCTGGTAAATCGTCAGGCCTTCGATCGAAAATGCCGAGAGCAACTGATTGGCGAGATTCAGGCAGTTGGTGTACTCGCCGGTGGCGAGAGATCGGCCGGCTTGCAAAATGCCAATGCGCCGCGCGGCTTGCTCGATGTAATCCTGGACGATCATTTATTTCGTGGCCTTGCGGGCTTTCGCGATCGCCGGGTCGGGTTTGACGCCGGGCGCGGTCTCGATGCCGAATGCGGCGGGGGAGTCTTCCCAGCCCTTGCCGAGTTCCTTCTCCTCTTCGGGAGAGTTCACGATTTTCGGCTCTTCGGTCGCGTGGTAACGGAACGATGGATACATGCAAGTCCTTTCGGAAAAGTGGGGCGGCATGTGATACAGAGGCCGCCCCGTTCGCTTCAGGGGGTTAATAGCTGGGGTAGAACTTGGCCGTCTTCGCGTCGAACGTCCAGCACTGAACCTTGCTCACCACACCCGTGGTAGCGAGCGCGATGTTGTTCGTAGCCGTCGTGGTGTAGGCCGCATCCGGGATGATGCAGAATCCGCCGCTCACCTGGCCAACCGGAATGCTCCAGGAGGTAATGGCGTTCGTGCCGGTCACGTGGAACAGTGGGCCGCTCGGGAGTGTGGCGCCGGCGACGGATGCAACGGCCGTAGTCGGCTGAGCGGGGGCGTCGGTGTTCTGGAACCCGGGAACCCAGCTCAGGGTGACGGTCGAGCAGAGCCACTGCCGGCCATTCTGCACGTTGACATACGGGGTGACGAGGGTGGCCGAAGCGGTGCAGGCGCCGTCCGGGTCGGTCGAGTAAAACCAGTTGGGTTCACCGATCAGAACCATGGAGCCGGAAACGTGGGCTACCGCTTTGCTGCCCGAGAGACCGTTGCGAGTTACGGTGATGTTGGTTCCCGAGATGGAAACGACGCGCATCGCTTCGCCGCGCGCATCGCCCGGGTCCTGGACAAAGAGCATGGAGCCAGGCTCGCCGGTGGCGGTGTTGGGGGCGTTGATGCCGGTGGCCGAGGAGACCGGGATTACCGAGTCGGTCGCGGCGATCGCGGCCGAGGTGGAAGTCTGGGTCAGGGTGTGTTGCTGCGCAAACGCCGGGGTGAAAGTGACGAGGGCCAGGAGACTGGCCAGGAAGAGTTTGAAAGTCTTGATCATCGAAGTTGTTTCCTTCAATCGAAAAATTGGTGGGCCGCCCCGAAAGACGGCCCAATTCAGTTAGGCTTCGATCGCGCAGGCCATTTCGCCATACAGCTTGCCGAAGTCGTACAGCACGTCGGCGCGGTTCACTTCCTTGCGGTAAACCGGATCGAATGCGCGAATCATGGAAATCGAGAGGCCGGTTTCGTCGTCGCGTTCTTTCGTCACGAGCGCGCCCATTCCGGGTTCCGGATCACTGAGCGGGACGGAGACGAAGGCGAAAGCGTTCTTGTGTAGCAAGAGGGCTTGGGTCGAAACGGTGTTGGCCGGTCCGTCGACTGTGATCGCGGCGCCGTCGACCGGGGCCGAATCCACGTTCTGATACTGGCCGCTCGGTGTGATCGCGGGTGCGATCTGCACGGAGCCGTTGCCCGAACCATCGCTCGAAAAATCGGCGAGGACTACGAAGCTCTGCAAACGTCCGGTCGATTGCCGGGTCTGCGGATGCACGGTGAACACGTTGGCGATGGTGAAGCGATCGCCAGCCTTCAGGCGGGAAGCGGCCGAGGCGGTCCAACCCTTGGTGGTCAGACTCATCGTGCCGTTGTTGCCGCCATCGGCGGTCTGAGCTGCCGTCGACGCATCCACCAGCGGGGTGCCACCGTACGGGCCGGTCTTGCGGTTATAGATGGTCTGGTCGCGATAGACGCGATAGCCCAGCGAATCGACCATCTCGCCCGTGGTCCACTGTTTGCTAATGGCACCGGTCGGGTTGAACAGCGTTTTGGTCCCGTGCACGAACGAGCTGGAGATCTTTCGGTTCAGAATGACGCTCAGCTCTTCGCCTTCGGGCAATCCCTGCTCGATGAGGATGTCGCCCGCGGTGAGGAACGGCAGATCGTCAGTGGGGGTGGTACCCGGCGTGCCGGCCTGGTTCCAGGTGTTGAGGGCGATGAACTTTGCGGCTTCCGCGTTGATGGTGGAGGCCAGCGCGATCGCGAGCGGCTTCGCATACAGTTCGCGCGCTTCGCGGATCGAGAGGGTTTTCTCCACCGAGTCCCACTCGTAGGCGACCTGGGCAACCTGGCCAACCTTGATCGGGGTCACCTGGTCGGTGAGGGGCTGGGGATCATATTTCAGACCCTTCGAAACGGTGAAGCGGTAGGGCTTGCGGACTTCGACAGAGGCGCCCACCTTGAAACTCTTCTTCCCGAATTCGGGAGAGAGCGCGGGGGACATATTGCGGCAAACGTTGAGGGCGTTGCCGAGGTCCATCAGGACCAATTTGGCGAACACCTGCGGGGTTACAACAGCATTCGGCATTGAGAGTTCTCCTCCGCCTCGCGGCGGTGGTTTCCCGGTCTATCTCCCGACAGTCCGGGGCCTGGTCAGCCTTTCGGGCCGATTACAGGTACTTTTTGATCTCCCGCTTGAAGGTCCGCATGTCCGTCTTATCGAGATCGATTTCGGTGGCAGCGGAGCCACTCCCTCCCAC